TATGCTTCTATTGAACAAGCATTATCAGTGGCAGTGGCAGGAGATCACATTTACATATATCCAGGCACATACACAGAAGATTTTCCTTTGGTTGTTCCAACAGGAGTTTCAATCAGAGGTGACGGATTAAGAGCAGTAACAATTCAACCCAGTGCCTTAACAAATAGTCAAGATGCTTTCATTCTTAATGGTGAAGTGACGATCGAAGATTTAACAGTTACAGGATTTTATTACAACAGTGTTGCTAATACAGGACACGCATTTAGATTTAATTCAACAGGTGCAGATGATTCAACAGGCTTTCAGATCAGTTCAAGATCACCTTACATTAGAAACGTATCTGTAATCACACAAGGTTCAATAACCACAGCACAAGATCCAAGAGGATTTGGATCCGGAGATGCTGGTAAAGGTGCTCTATTAGATGGTGCAGTAGCAACTCCGGCTTCAAACGAAGCAAGTTGTTTGTTTCAAAATGCAACATTTATAACACCAGGTGTGGATGCAATCACATTAACAAACGGTGTGCGTATTGAATGGTTAAACTCGTTCACTTATTTTGCGGCAAGAAGTATCTACGCAGTAGATGGTGTATCTGGTTTAGCAGAAGATGGAAAAACACAATTAAGAGTTTCTGGATTTACAGGTACACCTATAGCACCTGGACACGTGATCACATATTATGATGTGGATGGTGTTACTGTATTAGGTACCGGCACAGTTGAATCTGTAGACAATGGAAAAATTATTATAGATGGTAAGTCAACTGGTTTTGCTTTACCACCTGAAACCACTGGCAAACAAATAACTGCCAATGGTGATGCACAATTAGATACCAATGTTAAGAAGTTTGGACAGGCTAGTTTGCTGTTGGATGGAATAGGAGATAGTGCTTCTATTTCAACCACAGCAGACTTTGGATTCGGCACTGGTAATTTCACTATTGAATTCTGGGCATACGCAACTCAATTACAATCTACAACACTGTTTGATTTTAGAAACAATCAGTCGATTGAATATTCTTTGATGTTGTATCTCACAAACAACGCACCAAAATTATATGTAAATGGTGCTAACGTTATTACAGGTTCTCAAGGATTTAATTTAAACACTTGGACACATTGTTCAATTGTGAGAAATGGATCAACAGTTACAATGTACATTGCTGGACAAAATGTTGGAAGTACAACTCTAGCAAATGATTTAGGTGCGGCAAAACCTCTTGTGATGGGTAACAACTATGACAACAACAATGGCTTTATTGGTAACATAGACGACTTTGTAATTTACAAAGGTTCAGCAATTAGAACAGCAAACTTTACTCCTCCAACAACAGAGGCTATTGGAAATCCAGACACAGTTTTAGTTTCTAGATTTAATGGACCAAATGGATCAACTGTTTTATTAGACACAAACATTGCTGTTCAAGATATTAGATTTTCAACAGGAGCAACAGCAACCAACTTCACATTGGTTGATTATACAGACTTTGGTGCAGAAGTAAGATCAATAGCATCAGCATCAATCTACGGAACATATGGAGCAGTAGGAGATGGTGTCGGTGTAAAAATGTATTTGATATCTCACAATTTTGCCTATATTGGTAACGACTACGAAACAGATAATGATGAAGTTACAGTTATTCAAGCCAATGAAGTGGTTACATCTAACAATGCTAAAATTTATTATTCATCTGTTGACCATAAAGGTGACTTTAGAGTTGGTGATCAATTTCATGTAAATCAAAATACAGGACAAGTTAACTTTACATCAGCATCATTAAACATAGATGTTGATCAAGCACTTACATTTACATCAGGTCCAAATGTTACTGTAATTTCAGGAAATTCAATTGAAACAGGAAATGTAAAATTATCAGGCAATGAAATCACAACAACATCTGGAGATTTAGATATTGATTCATTTAATAATCAAATTAATTTTATAGACAATGTAAACATCACAGGAAACTTAGATGTTACAGGAGATATCACAATAGGCGGTAATGTTACAATAGGTGACGAAACAACAGATTCAATTAATATCACAGCAGGTATAGGATCAGATATTATTCCAGCACAAGACAACACATACAACATTGGTTCTGCCACAAAAAGATGGAACACAGTGTTTGCCAATGAAGCACAAATAGATAGTGTTAATATCAGTGGCAATTTGATTCAAACAAATGACACAAATGCTGATTTAGATTTAAGAGCATCAGGCACAGGTTCTGTAAAATTTGAAAACTTTACTGTGTCAGGTGACACAATGTCTAATAACACAGGCGATTTTATAGTAAATCCTGCATCAGGAGTTTTCAAAGTAACTGGTACAGGATCATTAAAAATTCCAACAGGAACAACTGCTGAAAGACCAGGCTCTCCATCAGCAGGTATGATGAGATATAACACAGACGATTCTGTGTTTGAAGGATACAACGGAACAAACTGGATTGCATTAACGGGTGTTTATGATTTAGATCGAGACACATACATCACAGCAGAATTGACACCAGGTGCTAATGATGACACAATTAGATTTTATGCTGGTGGAGTTTTGGTAGCAAATGTGAATCCTACTAGATTTGATGTCACAAGTTTACTTGTAGACGACATTCAAATCACTGGAAATACACTGACAACCACTGGTGTTGACCAAGATTTGATCCTAAATGCTCAAGGAAATGGTAGTATCAGGATTGAAGACTTCAAATTTGAAGGAAATGCGATAACTAATATTATATCTGCTCCGATTGTGTTTAAAACCACAGGAACAGGATATATTGATGTGTCAGATTCTGGTGGATTTGTACTTCCGGTTGGAACAACAGCAAATAGACCAGTAACACCGATAACAGGTATGATACGTTACAACACCGCAGATCAACGTGTTGAACTTTATGATGGTATCCAATGGGGATCTATCGCAGGTTCGTCGGGTGCTGTTAGTATTATTGATGCAACAGAAATTGCAGTGGAATATGCACTGGCATTAGGATAGGAAAAATATGGCAACGAATTTTAGAAACTCTGTAACAAAAAATATAGGAACTATAACCACTCCTGTTTATGAAGCAGAGGTAGGATCTTACACAACTATCATCGGAATGGTTTTAGCAAACTTGACAGAATCAGTTGTACAAGCCAGTGTTACATTGACAGCAACTCCAGATTCGGTTACAGGTTTTATTGTGAAAGATGTTTTGATTGCTCCTAATTCTTCTTTAAGGGTTTTAAACTCTGGAGAAAAATTAATTGTGGCAAGTCAAAACTCATTAAACGTTCAAGCAAACATCAACGACTCATTAGATTGTGTGTTGAGTTACGTGGAGATAACATAAGATGTCAAACACCGTTGGTCAGGATACATCAGTATATCTTCAAAATGGTATCAAAGATAGATACTTTTACGGTTTGAGAAGAACCGACGAAGGAGATTTATACATTGGTAAAGTGGACCAACTATCAGCAAACGATCCTGTATCAATAAACAATCCAGGAAACATTGATGATAACTTTAAAGATTTTGATCAAGGCTACGATTTTTTTGAAGGTAGAGATTTAAATCATGCTAAACCTTTTAAAAATTTAAGGTACGAACAATTTAGATGGGACGATGTAAATTTAAATTATTACATAAACAGCGACGGTGAATTAGTTGTAAGAATTAACAGTAACGTGGGTGATGGTGTAATAACGTATCCACAAACTGATGAAAACTTAATTAGAGAAGCAACAATATTCACATTAGATAAAACAAATTACTTAATGGATAGTAATGAAATAACATTCGATAGAGGATAAAGTAGGAGGAAAAACGAATGACACGACAACTGATAAACACTGGTATTATCCCAAATGACGGTCAAGGTGACTCGTTAAGGGACGCCGGTGGAAAAATAAATGCCAACTTCGGTGAATTATACACTGCACTTGGTAACGGCACAGCACTGACCATTGTTAATAACAATTTGATCACAGCCACAGGTGCAAACAAAATTACATTTTTATACAACACTCTAGCAGAATTACCAGATGCGGCAACGTATCATGGAATGTTTGCTCATGTACATGGTGAGAATGCCTCCTACTACGCTCACTCAGGTGCTTGGGTAAAACTTGCAGATGAGAATAAATCTATCGATATATTTGCTGACGTTGATACATCTTCAGCAACTCCTACAAACGGTCAAGCATTAATTTATGATGCTGGCGCTCAAAAATGGAAACCAGGAAACGTTGCCGCTCAAGGTGGCGGCGGCGATGGAGCCTCAACATTTACTGATCTTACAGATACTCCATCAGATTACGGTGGATTAGCAGGCGGTTTTTTAAGAGTAAATGGTACATCAGACGGTTTAACAATTGTTTCAGCATTTTCAATAGACGCACTATCAGATGTTGACACAACAACTTCGGCGCCGGTAGCAGGTAACGTTTTAAAATGGAACGGTACAAACTGGGTACCAGGCACTGATGCAACTTCAGGTGCTGGTGGATCAGACGCAGACACATTAGATGGTTTAGACAGCACATACTATTTGAACTACAACAACTTAAACAATAAACCAACTATCGCAACAACATTAACAGCACTAACTGACACACCTTCAAGTTACACAGGTGCGGCAAATAGATTTGTAAAAGTTAATTCAGCAGGAACAGGATTAGAATTTTCAACTGCCACAACAGGTGCAACAATTCTAAATGAACTGTCTGACGTTGATTTAGCATTACAAAAATTCACTGTTACTGGTGCAACTTATTCAGGTGCAACAGGTGTGTTAACAATGACAATTGGTACGCACTCATTAATAGTTGGACAAAAAGTAATCATCAAAGGCGGAAGTATAGTGTTTACCTGTGCAACAGATAATCATGCTACGGTTCACTCGTATCCAAGAGTAACTGATCCAGCGTACAACACGCCGATAGCGATTACATCAACAACATCAAATTCGATCACAGTGAATGTTGGTATATCTCCAGACACATCTGCTCACCTTTTCTCAAGTGCGGCAAGCAACGGTGTTTCTGTAGCACCTTCACAAGGAAATGTTTTATATTTCAATGGAACACGTTGGGAACAGAAGAATGGTCCAGTATTAACTTGGAGATTAGGTGCTAATGGTTCAAGTGATTACACTTTCTCAGGACCAGGATTTCCTGTAACTACTAACGATCCAGTACTGTATTTGTCAAGAGGACACACATACATATTTGAAAATTTATCTGGTGGTAGTCACCCATTCCAAATTAGAGTTTCTAATGGTGGAGCGGCGTACACATCAGGTGTAACAAACAATGGTGCGGCATCAGGTAATATTGTGTTTGAAGTTCCAATGGATGCTCCAAACACTTTATATTACCAATGTACAGCACACGCATTAATGGGTAATACAATTAATATAACATAGTGAGTTATTAAATGGCACAAGTATTTGGCGTAGGCATAGACGAGTTACAAAAAACACTAGCAAACAATAGATATTTCTACGGTTTGCGTAGAACTGATGCCGGCGAATTATACATGGTGAAAGCAGACTTACTAAAACTTGAAGATGGTGTTCAATTGAATAGACCAGGAAATGTTGACGAAAATTACAACAACTGGAGCAGAGGTGAAGACTTTTTTGAAGGCAGAGATCAACAACATAGAAAAGTTTATCCAAATCTTGTGTACGAACAGTACAAATGGGACGGTAGAAACCTATTTTATTATGTAAACAACGAGGGAGAATTAGTATTAAAAGTGAACGA